TTAATATTGCTCTCGGTCAAATTTACGTAGTAACATAAACGCTTTAACTTCTGTATACTTTCTCTCTCTTGATATTGGCGAATCATAGTTAACATAACCATTTCTACCACTATTGTTTATAATAAATTCCAAAACCTCTTTTCTGTTCCGAGTAAAAAATTCCTCTAAGGATGCGTCATCATATATATAACTATATGTGTCGAGATCTTCGTAGGAATCAAATGTATATTTATCGTACTGAATTAGCTTTTCTTTTAAACAGAACTCGTAACATTGCAGATTAAATAATAGATGCTTATCTACAGAGTTAAACTGATATCTATAAAAATCTTTAAATTTATTACAAAGATCACATCTAACTTCATCCTGAATATCAGATTTTTTAAATAACTCTAGAGCATATATAGTTGATTCAAGAACATTTAAAGAAAAATTACGTTTTTCTTGTCTATGAAAGTTATCAGACTGTTCCATCAAGGACTGTAATTTTGTAGATATCTCAATAGCTTTAATAAGCAACTGTTCTTTAGAAATATTAGTTTTAAGATACATCTCAAACTCTATCTGAGATTTCCTTAATTCCACTAAATACCTGTGAATATCTGAATTTTGCACGATATTGATATAATTAACATTTACAACTGTAACAGTAATAGATTGAGTAACTGACGATTGATTGTATTGATTGTATTGATTGTATGTCATAAACAATTATCTCTATTTAATTCTTAATATCTTAGGTAAATATTAAACTCTAATCATACTGGCAAAGAACATCATAACCAACATATGAATAAAGTAATCTAACCTTATTAATAAAAACGCCACGGAAAACACACGCATCCAAATAATATCAACAACTTAAAAACAAACTAAGATCATTAACCGTGATCATTAAACTGAAAAAAGCTGTAATTTAGATCATTCATTGAAATTTTATTTAACGCTCTGAATGGCATTTTAAGCACATAACTCAAGCTGCCAAGCCCCGCTATTACTGGGGCTTGCGCGTTAATTTACTGCAGCCCCACGCGGCCAGAATTGCGAAAAATAAAACTGTAAAATTTTTTAGATCGTAAAGCCCGCAGGTGGGGAGGAGTAGTGCGGTTTCCGTGGGGTTTACGTCACCGTGATAGATTCCGTGAGGGGCTGTGCGCTTCGTGGTTGGGTTGGTGATTGCTGTTCCATACCTTATCGACAGGCATAAAAAAAACGCCCTTTCAGGCGCTTATGTTTATTTATATCTACTTTATGGTACTGGAATATATTTAAATGATTGTAGCCCTAGCCGTTTAGCATTCTCTTTTGCTGCTAATTTACTCTTGTACGGAAAAACATCATGCTTACTAAGCTTAACTAATGACTTTTCAATTGAATCTACCATCCAGTGATTTCTAACTGTAGGCGGTGTCCCACCAAAAGTTGTATAAGAAAGCACGCCTTCTTCATCTATTTCAGCAACAGTTTTTGACTCAATGTAATTAAGCTCTACTTCTGCAACCTCACCATTCGCTTTATAGAACTTTGGTAAACGATGACCTGTAACTAATAAATATCTCATGTTATGAATACCCTATAATCGTATACAATAAATTTATGAATCATAAGTCACAAGGGGATAAATACATATTATCTCTTTAATTTTAAAAGCTATTTTGTGATGGAATCCAAACGTTTCTTTAATTTAATTGATGCTTTGCCATGGCCAATAATACCGTCACTTTGATTAGGTTGGGTTGTAGAAGCCCCAGTCTCTGGGCTGTTATGAGTATGACTGGCTAAGGTACTTGATAGCTCCGTGACCACTTGCATTAGGTCACTGAGTAAACTCAATACATTTTCTTTTTCAGAACCTACCCATGTTTTAGGGCTTTGATAGCTTTGTGATTCAGTAGCTAACACGTTGCGCACTTTACACTGCAGCGAGGCTAGCACATCGGTTTCATCAACAAAGTTACCGTCTTGATCTACTAGCTGGTAAACCCCTTTGCGCTTTTGGTAACGGCTTTCCCCTGCTTTTATTCCTGGTAGTTTAAATCCAAGCGGTAGCACACAACGAATAAAAGGTTTATCCGGTTGGCCAAAGATAAAACCTATCTCTACAATGGAACCAATCGCGGGCGGCTCTAACCTTCCGGCATGATCACCTAATCCCGGCACAGGTAATGGCACCGCTAATAACGGAGCTTTGTCTTTATATTCAATACCCTTTTCATCGAGCAACACAATATCAACTGCATAACGGGGATAAAAACGATCAGATAAATCGCCCTCGTTTGGCAGCTCGGGTAACGCTACTACTTTACCCCAACGCGGCAAATGCCATTTACCCGTTAGCTCTGGAAACAAGCGATAGATAATCCGCCTTATTGTGTTTTCCATGTTAGCTTTGCCTCCGTATCTGAAAACTCAACCGCTGATAACCGCAGGCCATTGACGACAACACCGGGCTTTAACTTTGGTATGGCTGGCACTTGCACTGATTTGGTGGCGGTTTGGCCCGTCATTAATTGGGCGGGTATGGTGATGGGTTTATTTGACCAATAGGAATCGGCCCAACTACCCACGTATATTTGGCCGTTGCCTTGTTGCTGCCAGAATAGATCATCAATACTAAATGCTTGGGCTAATTCATCCATAATGCGATAGCCGTTACCATCAGAATAAAAACACGGGATGGCGGTTTTACTGTAGGCGCGTTCCGGTACCACAAATTGCAATCCGGTTTTATCGGTGACTTCACCAAGCAACTGCATTAGCGTGGGGTGTCGCATCATTACATTTAATGGCTTGAACAAGATGGCGGATAATTCACGGCAGAAGATAACGGACCAACCATTATCGGCAGGTTGTACCCGTTCGATATAACCTAAGAACACGCGGCTAATGGCATCGCCCCAACCTAAATCGACTGCAACAATGGTGTTAACGTTGGGGCTACCTTCAACGGTGATGGTGCATCGTCCGGGGGTGTTTTCATTAAAGACGATACGATGACTTTTTGTTTTAACTTTTGCCGCACCTAAATAGGCGCGGCAAAGGAATTTACTATTAATGTCTTTATTCATGCGAGTTGGTTATCAATCCGTTTTAATACGCCCATTACTCCGGTTAGTTCCACTGCAGTATCGGGCGGCACATCATCATTTTGTGCGGTGCTGGTTACTGGCGTGGTTTCCCCTTGCACTTTTTGCTGTGCTGCAGGTTTATCCGGTTGGCGTTGTTCCTTACGTTCTGGCACTGATAAATGCTCTATTAATTCAAAGGCCACTTGCCATTGTCTTAAATTGGCTTGTTCATCAGCACGAATCGTTCCTTGGAATTTTACTTGGCGAATCTTTAGGGTTTCCGCTGTGCGGTTGCTTATGCGGAAAACATGGCGGGCACCGTTATCTTGGGTATCTGCCATGCTGAATATTTGAGTTAGTAGCGTTGATTGGTTGAATGGGATGATGCCAGCAATTGCTAGCACCTTGCCTTTAGTCCCTGTTTCCGCTTGATCGGTCGCTGACGATTGGCCGGACATATCTTTTCCGGCCAATTGTTGACGGACACTAATGCGCAGGTTTTTTAGTGGTAGTTGAGTTCCGTCTAGGGTTAGCATTAAGATCCTTTAATTGCTTTACTTTGTTTAAGTAATGAAAAAACTACACATTCAAGCAACTTGCACAAACTTAAATAACTTATTATATTTCAATTTATTAACAAGATTGGAGTATAACAAAATAGTCTCACACTATGATTTATGCTCAAGTTTACATCGACAGCTAGCCTGCAATCTCGGCTGGCATCGCATGACGTAGTGAATTATTCATCGTAGTCTGTGATTGTCGTCATAATTAGACTTCATTAGACGCACTAACAACCCATATTCGCCCGTTTTGCTTTGCGAACTCAACGCGCCCTTTTGATGCAATAGTTAAATCTAGTACACCATGGATACCTTGATCTATTGTAAATGTGAGATTACTTGCCGCGTAATTATATACTCGTAAGTTTTGATCATTTTTAAATCCGACAATTGACGTTATCAGATCTGGGTGATTACTGCTTGTGCGTGACATACTTACATATCCATTAATTGTGTTTGTAATATCAATAAAACCTCCAGAGAGAGGGTAATCTCCCTCCGTGACTCGCTCGTTGCGATGTATTGCAAACAAATACCATGGATATTCGGGTGATCGCCGCTTTAATATAAGACTCTCTCCTTCAAAAACACTACAATCTCCGATGTATGATTGTACAAGTTCTGAGTCTGATGGATCTTTATGTGTAGTTAGTGCAAACCAACACTGCCGCGCCATAAAAGTAATTTCATTTTTGGGAGAACACACTCTCTCTATCACTTTACCAGTACCCGCTTTCCACACCTCAACAGCTGTATATCGTTGATCTGCATAAAAACATTTACCATTTTCAAGCACTGCTTGTTTTAGCGTGTCATTAATTAATGTTTCGTTACTTTGAGATGCGTTAAATAAGTTTTCGACACTCATCTTGCGAAGCTTGATTCTACCGAACCATTCATAAATTAAAAATAAGTCGTTGCCGTCAAAATATAGAGAACTGTACCCATGATGTTTATCTTCAATGTTTTTAAGCAGTTCAGGTGTACCCACGTTGTATATATTTACAGCCGAAAACGGAACGCTGGTCGGGTCATTATATGCTCTTATCACGAGATTTGATCGAACACTATCTGAGTTTTGACCACTTTGCAGCCACAAACTATCATTAATCTTGATAATACATGACTGACAATTTGCATTACGAATCATTCCGCTAGTCTGTAAATATGAATAACTCAGCAAGTCTTTACTGTATTTATATTGCATAGATGTGTATCCAACATCATTGCGCCTGAATGCAATAATATTATTGTATTTATCTACTGTTATTGATGTTTCACCCCACAAGTATCCTTTCCCAATCGAGTTATAATACCAAGTTACCCCATCAGTGATTATTAATCCGCCATTGTCAGATGGTATATACACCGTACCATTAATTATTAACGGTGGTGTGGATGGTGAAGGATAGTGCAAACCCCATCCGAGCTGTGGTTTCAATGACACTTCATTAGACCAATTTACGCCGTCCCTTGTTTTCTTATATACAATATCTGTAACTGCGTCTGTAAGTGGATACTCTTTTTCAAGAACTTTTAAACAAACAACATACAGTTCGTTATTTAACTCAAACCAACTTCCATTTGAATAACTAACTACGGAATTTGATATAGCGTTAAATAATGTATATGTGGCTTGAAGTTGCAAGTCCTTGCTATAGATGCTGTATACATAATTAATTTTACTATTACCAATCGCCGGATCGTCTTTTGAGTTATGTCTTTCTTCCGAGCCGCAGAACAATAAACCGTTAAATTCAGCTATTGTTGGTATTCTATACGCAAATACATTATCACCAGGCATGTATATTTCTGATTCTACAACTAAGTTCTTAATACTATTATCGATAGTAACAATGTCGTTTTTAGTTGCTAAACTACTTAAAATCCAATTATCATCATTAAAAGTTTCCCCAGTCACAAACGGCAATAAATCTACATTCGGCACGTAATAATTTTTAACTCCATGGTCATCTGTATGACTAAATAACTGCAACGAATCTTTGGTTTTTACTTTTAACTTAGGACGCCATTCAATTGCATATCGGGTTGTATGTAAGTTATTAATCGAATCAACATAATTATCCAACTTATCTTTTTTACGAAGTGAAGCGACACTCCCATCTTCAAACACCTGCGATATCTTGCACACAAAGTGTTTTACGCCTTGGGCATCGGTGTAATCGTCTTTTTCATCTGCAGCAACAACAAAGGTAAATTTGGTTTGCCATTCGCCTGTTGGGGAACCTTCGCGGAATGCATCAACATAAATAAAGGCTGGTTTTTCTGGTACATGAATGATGCGATCAAAATCAAGACTAATGCGATGGCCGGACACATAACCCGCACCTGCTTTAATGCTATAAGCACCTGATTGTGGCGTAACAATAAAACCATCATCAATAAACCAATCTTTGCCGTTCTGGTCGATGATTGCTTGCGCGGTGTCGTTATCCATTTTAGACATGCGCTTGTGGGCATCATATTGCCAACTTGATGGATCAACAGTGATATTGGTTGTTTCGGCAATGCCTTTATATTCCAGCACGAAAGAACGCACCAAAGTATTGCCCGTAATGCCCGGCGCATCGACGGTTTTATCGACTGGCGGCGGAAAGTTAATCGCAACAAGCACATTGTGTTCAGAACAAAATAAACCCGACCAGTTAAATGAGAACGGGCCAACATTACTTGCCAGCGTGGTGGAATAAATCACGGAATTTTCAGTTAAGCGGCCTTGCTCATGTACTGCAGATTCATGCACCACATGTTCAGTTGGCACAACATCATCACGGTTTGGGAATGCGGGGCGATTGGGCACATTGGCAAAAATAAACTTATCGATCACCAATACTTTATTTTCAGCCTGCATCTGGGCAATTAACGCCTCACCTGCTTTGGTAGTAATAACGGTTGCTATATTGCTCATTGTTTCATCCTTGACTATGCGCGGCTTGTTGCCACTACGCATTCAAAATCCATATCCATTGTGTTTGGGCTTGGTAGCACCATCACTTCAAGTTTTGTTGTTGCCACGGCAATCTGTTGATCACCGTCTAATAAATTAGGGTTAGCCATAATCGGCATTTCTAAATAGGTGGTGTATTGGTAGCGGCGGCAGGTTCGTCCATATTGACGACACATCTCATCCAATAAACCCGGAATGCTACTTAAATCACCATCACGGATTTTTAAGCTAATCACATCCCAATCAACATGGCTTAACCGTTCATCAAGGGTAATGTGCGCAAAGCCCAATTTTTCAAACATGTCATGCCAACCAGCCACCGAACCCGCACCACAGGCAAACTGATAAGCGAAAGCCACACGAATGCGGTAAATGGTTTCTGGCTCTTTGGCTAACCGCTGCACATCACGTTGCCATGCTAATAAATCAACAATGTCGATAGGTGCGGTCATTGGGTCTAATTGCTTTAATGGCAACTCCAATACCGTTTTAACCCGTTGCCAATATCCATAGAAAACTAACGCCAGCTTTGCCAACTCACCACGGCCCATCCAAAACGGTAGCTTTAATTTAGGCAGTTGCATCGATCACCCCGAGAGTTTTAATACGGGGCACATTCATGCCAGTAACAAAATCACGGTTATCAAATTCTAATGATTCAATACCACTAAATTGACGGTGTAATTCTTGGCCTAAGCGCGAAAAACTAAAGCGAGTCGCAGGTTCGGTGCGAGTAGCGTTGTAATCGGTATTTTCTCGAAACGCGGTACCAATAAATAATTCTACTTGTTCAATTAATGTTTGGCGTTCTTCTGCAGTTAGTGACGGGAATGGGTACAAGTTACAGCCTATTTCAATCTCAGTGTTTGGCATTGCCATCACTAACAAATCATCACCATGGCCGTGTTGGCCTTGGTTTTTAATGTAGGTATTAAGATCATCAATCATCGCTTGTGCTGGTTCGCCCGTGTCTAACAAGATAAAGGCGTTAGCGGTACCCGCACCACGGGGGGCATTGTGTTCAAAATAAACATTGTCGTTATTGATACCTGCGCGGGCAGTCAGTAAAGCACGATAAGCCGCATCAATATGCCACTTAGCTACGCTGGTAAATTGGTTGCGAATCCGCAAGCGTAAATCATCATTTGATTCAGCATCTGCTCCCGCTGCAGTTAACCAATCCGCTTCATTACTTACCGATGCAATGCCGGGAATGGCTTTACTCAATACATGGTAATAACCTGCGCCTAAGTTAAACGCCGCTCCGCAATCTTCTGCTGTTACATCGGCCATCACAGTGAGGTCATTTTCTGCCAAGGTGGTATCAGCTGTAACTTTAACTCGGTAAACGGTGCCGTTAATCGGTTCGGTTTGGATCCATGTTCCGGCGGGTATCACAATCACGGGCCCTTTGTTGGCACTGCGAGCAAATACCACCACACCACTGGCGCGGCTGGCAGGTTTACGTTTTAAATTGTATTGCCATGCCCATAAATCTAACCACTGATCAACGGCAGTAGCGACAAACATATTTGGCAGTACATAACCAACTAATAACGTCGTTACCAACCATACTGTTGGCTTTACCACTAAATGTTCTATCAATCGCCAGAATGGTGAAAAACGGCTATCGTTGGCAATCATAGAACCTTGCTTATCAGCTTCTTCTTTTAGGACCTTTTTCCAACTGGCTTCATCTAATGGCACCCCAGCATCTTTTGCCATTTGGGTAAAATCAGGCTTAGGAATATTATTCATCATTGGCCTCTATCACTGAAAATGATACATCACCAAAATCGGTGGTTTGGGCAAAAATATACAAAGTGCCATGCCGAGGTTCTTCAATACGAACTGTTCCCGGCACTAAACGCACATCTTCTTCCACCAATAATTCAATTTGAGTGCGAATATCGGCTTTTTTAGATTGGCTGCGTTCTGCAATCATCATTACCGCTAATTGGCTTTCAAGAATGGCATGTTTAATATCTTGAGCAATAACCGCGCGGTCTTGAATCACTTCAGGGTTACGTCCTGCATCTAAAACAAGATCACCATTTACTATTAATAAATCCTGGTACTTCATTATCCCGCCACCATTTCCATTTCAGAGGCAAAATCTTGCGGTGAATTCATTTGGCTAACTTGCATGTTAATCGGGCCATAACTGGTTGATGCCGATGTATAAGAAGCTATATTTTTAGCCGCACCGCCTTGGGGAATATTGGCACGAGGTGTCGCTTGTTGGACTGATTTAGATTTGCCCGTTTCATCATCACCGCCCATGCCGGGGATTAATGACATGACCGACTTTGCCATGCTCCACACTTTACCGAATTGTTCCATTATCCAACTAAACACAGCGCCAAACACACCACGTAGTTTTTCAGCAACAGCAAATAAACCATCAAAACCGCTAGTATCAGTAAAGCCACTCATTACCCATTGCCAACCACCTTTGACAAATTCAAACGCGGCCATAAAAGGTGCTGTCATTAATGTGATAGTGCCCTCTAATAGTTGAAACCATGTGGTATCACCGAAACTGGCTTTCAAATCATCCCAGTAATAGACCAAGGCACCAATTGCAGCGATGGCCGCCACAACTGCAGCAACAATCAGAAAAATCGGGTTAGCGACCATCATCATGTAAACACCGAACAAAGCCGTTCTTAATACCACTAATCCACTAGTAAGCAATAAATTCATAACCGACCATATCTTAGCCACCATCATGTAACCAATCATGGATTGTTTGCCTAATCCCATCATTAAAGTAAACATGCCACCTGCAGCAACAAGGCCAAAGAAACCAATCACGGCATAACCAATGTAACGAGTAATATTGGGTAAAATTGTTGTCCATTGAACTAAGGTTTGGGCACCATTCGATAACACGCTAACTACCTCTAATACGACAGGCATTACCGCATAACCAAAGGCAATTCGAACCGAGTTCAATCCCTGCTCTAATCGTTGCCATTGGTCAGTCATCGTAGCGGCCATTTTGGTGGCAGCATCCATGCCTTTAACCTTACCCAAAGTGTTAATACCATGTGTTAGTTGGTCAGTTTTTTCAATCATGTTCATTAGCATTAATGAACCATCACCTAAGCCTGCGCTATCTAGAAAATTACGGGCTTCAATCCCTGACATTCCCGCAATCAATGGCTCTATCTTCTTCAAAACATCTAGCATTGGCAGCAAATTTCCTTGGCTATCAACCAAGCTAACGCCTAGCTTTTCTTGCGCCCCAATCGCACCTTCTAAAAAGTTGGTGTATTGGGTTACAGCGTCACCCTCGCTCATTTGAGTATTTAGCAAACCTAATACAGCTAATTGTTCAGGCAACCCAACACCAAGGCTTGATGTTAACGAGTGCATACCATCAACCATGCCACCAAGTTGGTCCATATTGGTGCCATATAGCTTTTTAACTTCGGCCGTCATGCCTGCCACTTGTGCTGCCCACACATCTTTTCCCATGGCATCAGCTTGTTGCTGATAGTTACCGTATAGGGTTTTCATGTATTGGCCGACGGTGTCAGCGTCCGACTTCATTGCCATGGCTAACGTTGCTGAACTACGAGAAACAGACGCCAACACATGACCGGGCATCTGTCCCATATAATTAGTGATAGTTTCTGAATGACGTACCACGTCCACTGCAGCTTGGCCGTATTTTGCAGAGAAGAACATCGCCTCTTTTGCTACTGCACTTAATGCTTCATCAGCCACACCCAAGGCTTTAACTTCACCAAGTGCTCTATCCATTTCAATCGCAGGCATTAATGCTGCTTGCAAGGCAAAACCTGCCCCCGCAACACCTGCAGCACCCGCAATCATGGCATGGGTACCCGAACGGTATTCCCGACCAAGATCACCGAATTGGCGTTGAATATGAGCAATCGGTTTACTGATTCTGTCTATCAGTCCGACTTGGAACATTAGCGCATCAGGTAGGCTCAAAATTGCATCCTTGCTTTAACTACTAAACGCCTTAGCTACTCCATTAGCCGTGGCAATTGCCATATTTTCCCAATGATTTTTTTCTAACCACACTGCACGGGCTAAATTGGCTTCACTGTCGTTTTCGCTTGGCAGCCACTTACGTCGCCAAGCCAACATTTTTCCAAAGTCATTACGATCTAATGCCGTAACCAAGGCATCTATTTTTTTACTTTAATATCTAATGCTGGCGCGAACTCTTGCATTAACACACCTGCAATCTGTACTACTGCAGCAGGGTTATTGGCGGTAATGCCACGCAATGCGGGTTTACTTTCTTCAGCTGCAGTGTTGAATACAAAGTTATGCGCAGGAGCTACTTTGTTATCTGGCATTAGTTCATTCATGTAATCGTTGTAATCAACTTCTGTTGGTACAAATGACAATGATTCACCGCCAATTTCTAATACAACTTTTTTCTGTTCCATGTGTTCACTCACTTTGTTAATAAGGCCGCTTGGGCTGCGTACCATGTTAAATAATCTTGGGCTTGGGCTGCGCATTGCGATAATGCCAATTTTAGCCGTGGCACATCGTCTGCTGCAGTTTGGGCTGGCGTGGTGCCTGTTAATATCGGTTTATTACACTGAGTGATTAAACCGGGCTCTGGTAACAAGGTGATCACTTCAACTTGCACCGGATTAATAGGGTTGCTGCAACCGCTTAATAACATCATCAGGCCAAGGCTGCTGATAACACGCATTTGTCGCCAACGCTTTGCGCAGTGCGGTTGTAGTTTCATGCAACTTGGCCTCTTGCGTTATGTGTAATTGCTGGCGTTGTTGTAATAACTGGCTCATGGTGCGATTACGGCTAACTAATTGTTGTATTTGGGCATGGTTAACTTGATTGACCGTTAATGCCTGATCACGACTTTGTTGTGCCGTTAGCTTTTGAACTTCTAACGCCCGTACTGATAACGCTAAGTACGCCACCAATACCCATGGCAAGATCACTAATACTTTTTTAATCCACTGCCATGCAACGGTCATATTCATTACCCCGTCGAGTTATCAAACCTTGTAATTTTTTACCGCCTCCATATACCCACCGTTTTAACTGGCTGCAGGCTTGGATATACTCACCTTGCTTAATCAATCGCGCTATTTGGGTTGAGGTACCATCTTTATTTTTTAAAAATCGAGTACAACCGGTATTAAATACAAATGAGGTAAAGGCATCATGCTGGCCTTGGCTCATGGGGTTATCTTTAGGAGCAGTATTAATTAAGCATTGTTCTGCTTGTTCAACATTTACTGCCCAATCTGTTGCCACTTGGGTAATATCAATGGGTCGCTCTGGTACCCCGTGAGTATTACCTATGCCATTAGTGACTAAACCTGCCGGACACTTGTAAGGATCTAAACGGCACCCTTCTGCATTACCCATTAATGCGAAACCTGCAGGACTGGTTTTTACTGTGGCAACTTTTTCACCTGCAATCACCACTTGGCCCACTGGCGTGGTTGATTCAACAGCAACACCACCCGCCAGCACACCAATGGCAGCAACCACACTGCACACTATCTTTTTAAACTTGTTCATTGAGATAAATCCCTTTTTCTCTGGCAATGCGCTGCATTACTCGCTTATGCCAAACATTCAATAACAAGGCGATAACCCCCACAGCAATGGACGACATAAAATATAAATCTTCCATTGAGAGTGAACTAATGATCACTCCAAATGCTGAAATTGTGTAAGCAATCCAGCTTGTTAATCGATCCCACCAATCATGCATTGAGCTATTCCTTTAGCTGTTGGCACATTACGCAACATTGACACCCCTGCACCGCTAATTGGCGAGCAATGGGGATTGGGTCGCCGCATTCTTCACACTCTGCCGCACTTTTCTTTTGTGGCTTAAATGATTTTGCTCGATGATTCGCCAACGCCATTTCGGTGAATTTGGCTTCCGTTTCACAGCCGTTATCAATAACATCTGCCATCCAGCCCCCTACTGCACTAAATCGCTAGTTTCGTCATCGCGCAGGTAAGGCACACCATTAATACGAACGAATTTAGGATCGGTAACATCAAACGGCACTTTATGAACTAAAGCACTGCCGCCATTGGCATCAATATCAAGCAAATCAGATAATTTAATACGACAACCAAAGGCTTCAATTTTGAGTTCGTCTTTATCAATTTTGCCGTACCACATGGCATCAAAATCAGGTAAACCACGCCATGAGCCTGCATTTTTAGCCGCTTTACTTAACAAGTTAAATTGGGAGGTGGCGAGTTCCATTTCGCCCGAGGCTTCCACATCACCATCCACATAACCATCAGGTACACCACCTGTTTTATTAACCGCTGAATTGTCGGTAATGGATAACGTGACCTTTTGCGCCTTTAACTTAATATCACCTAAGGTGAAGTGCATGTTCTTGCCAGAAATACGCATCGACATAAGTTATTTCTCCGTTCCGTGGCTCAAATCCAACGCGATATTAACCACGATGTATTTAGGGCAATTGTGAGGTCGCACCATGATGCTGATCACCACTTTGGTTTTGGTTTCCCACACAATTTGCACATCTTCATCACGCGGAGTCATGATTTCACCGGGGAAGGTGATACCGCCAATTTCAGTGGTAAATGCCATATCAAACAAAACTTTGCGGAAAAAGCTGCGGTTTAGTTCAATGCTTGGAGGTGTTGAATTAAGAATGCGATCACCAATACGGCTAATAGCCTTGAAACGCACACGACGATTGGCTTTGTGTACCGGACGGACATATTCCAAAAACTGATAATCACCCGTTTTGGTTTCCAATGTCATGGCATCAGACCAATACACACCCTCATAATCGGGGTAAGTCTGAGGCACTGAATAACGGGCATCGGCTAAAGTGGTAACGGTAGACATTTCCAGCAACTTGCCTGCACTATCCGTTGGCATCTCACCTAATAACAACACCGAACCGGTAGCAACACGCATTGGTGTATCTGCTACCGTTACTATGCGATCACATAAACGCCCAGCTAGCACACCGATATTGTTGCCGTTAAGCATTGGCACAGGTACAACCCAACGCGCAGCCACATCTTTCACTAATCCAAGCATTGCGGTTTCATAGGCTGCCCAAGTTTGAGCTTCACTATCGATACCAGGAGTAGCAGCTAGAATGAAAATCCAGCGACCAAGCTTGCTAGTTAATGATTCAGCTTTTGCCTGCATTAAATCAAATTGAGCTTTATCTGTGGTTACATCAACCAACACCACGGCTTCAAAGCTGTCTGATTGATTAGCATGGTCGATCGCATCTTCCCAAGGGGCACCATCACCCAAACCATAAATTGCAGCTGTCCAGTTTTGTTTGCCGTTGGCTTGTGCTGCAATAACGTTATTACCAAGCGCATCATTTGCCACCACATCATCTAAATTAGTGGTCGCGTTAATACGAGTAACAGTACCTTGTAATTCTGTTTTGGCAGTTCGACCAATAAACAAAAAGTGGCGTTCAATTTCGGGCGCACTACCTTGCCCTAAGTTGAGGTTATTAACCTCTACCTGACCAATAGCCATTCCTAATTCCTTTTATTTGCCTGCTCAATTAATTTAATAAGCTGACGATTAACATCCTGTTCTTTGCTACCTAGAATCTTTCGCTCTGGTAACGGAATATCCCATGCGACGGTATGAGGTTGGTTACTTAACTCACGAATAATTAACCCTGCTTTGCCATGGCTAACGGTTTCCATTAAGTAACGCAATGTGGGCTTTTTCTTGCCCTTGCCATTTTTCTTGGCAACGGTATAACCCAACTCACGCAATTTACGGGCTTGGCCTTTAGTGCATGGTGCCGAATAATTCGGTGTTCCCCAGCGTTTGCGCATTTGGCTGGCAGTCATTTTCTGCGGCTGGCCTGTATGATGCCTTGCTGCAATTCGACCTGTTAAACGGTTACCCCATGTCAGTTCTAAACGGTTAGCATTTTTGACATAAGGCTCTAACCCTTTGCCTAACCGCTTTAGCATCTTGCCTTTTGTTTTGCCTTTACGTGATGCTAGCGCTTTACCATCAATATCTTTTTGTTGGCTAATTCTGCGCCTAGCATTCTGGCGTTCCCACCGACCAAGTGATTTGAGTAACCAAATTCGCTTTTTAGGTGGCATGGCAAGTAATGCCATTTTTTCGATAGTTTTTAATCGGTCACGTTCATTAAGCTGAATAGTCAGGGTCATTGCTCACCTCGACATCATCAGCAACATCGATGGGCACCGCTTGCACTCGATACTTTTCACCACGCCATGTGATCATGCCGTTAGGGTCAGGTATCATTTCGATGGGCTCCATCATTTCCAGCTCAATAGCAACATCGGCTGATTCATGGTTATTCACATCAATATTGACTTCCGGATCGCCTAATTCTTCATAATTACGGTCACGGTCATAATCCGCCAACCAACACGCCACCAATGCAAACAGGTTGCGCGGGTCTAATAATTGATGTGGGAAATCTTCAATAGAAACGACCGCGTGATAACGCCACTGGGCTGCAATCGTGCCGCCATTGCCTCTATCTTCACCATCAACTTGAATCGTTGCCCGTTCTTGCCACGCATCAATCTTGTTATCCAATAAATTGCTATTTAAGTGCGATAACAAATAAGCAGTTAAATGTTCTAATTTAGTTTGGGTTGTCATTAAATCAGCCCTACCGTAAAACGTCCCATGCCTAATAATTGGCGAATATCACGGGTTGATTGTGCCCAAAACTGGTGTTGCTGTTCAGGTTCATCGGTTGCCATATTATTGGCTTCTTTACGTCTATCTTGCGTCGCAAATTCTGGCAATAAATCACCATGAGCACGCGCATAAACAGCACGTGTATAAATCGCGGCTTGTACATCAGTTAAGGTTGGCGGGATACCCGCTTCGCATAACCGACTTAACTCAACTTGCACAGCATCTGCAGCAATGGTTATTGCCATCGCCATTGAGTCATTATCAAAAACAGGTGGAATGCGACGAATACGACGGAAATCATCCGTGAATAAATCAGGCCATCCATTGCCGCTTATTTTCGTTGTATCGCTAGTATTGGGCTTGCCACCAAAACTCATCGCATCACCTAAATGGGTAAGGGAAACAAAAGCGTCACTGGTTATTGTTTAGCATTGCTGCTGCACTACCTCGGCTCAGTTCCCTTGGGGGTCGGTAGTCGTTCAGGTATCCGCTAATTTGCGAATACGCATATCTATTTTTTCTATCAGGGTCTTAACCCCAATATTCGAATTATATGAATGCGCCTCAAATAATAATGCTTGGGCGGCTTTCAATTTATCAACATCATCTATCGCACTTGGTAACGGTTTGCCGTCCATATCTCGAATAAACAGTAAACCAACAAACTTGAACCACTTGGCAGTTAATTTTTCATTTAATCGCCAATCGTGGCGTACTTTGCTAAAGATGGTTGAACAATACGGTTCAACAGGTTGGCCGTTTTCCGCTTGGCGTTCGCACCACTGCAATATCATGTCAGCAATGAAATGCGGCCAATTACGTTTTATATTATCGGGCGTGGGTTGGTCTTGTTCGATACACACCAAGCCCCACTTAATTGCCTGATCAAACGCTTCAATATCAAATAGCCAAACCACAACATGTGCAAACAGGCTATTTTTAAATACATCACCTTCTGCCAAATATCGTTCCACATAGGGTTGGTACTTGGGTAACAGTTCATCACGCTTCATGGTGATTCGGTCTTGGACGCGATCAAGCTCTTTAAGACGTTTCAAATCAGCATCAAGCGCAATCAACTGTAAATGTAAGCTGTTTGACTCTGGTGATAACACCCCAGTTTTATGAGCCCGTTCCACGGTTGAACGAGCATGTTTAATTTCTCTATCTCGACTACACGGGGAACGTCTCATAACATTACTCTGCTGGCGGTGTATCAGTTATAGAAGCTGGTGTTGGATCGGCACCAATATGCACTTTTGCTTCATTGAATCCGGCATAGCATTTATGGTTTCCAACAGCATAGCCTTCCCAACGTAAATAGGTATTTTCAAACGTTTTACGATCTTCTACATGTTCCGCTTTACGGTGACGGGTACCTTTTTGGGTATAGATATGAAGATTGGTTAAAATCGTCACTACCATACGCTTGCCCGGAAAGAACGGTGGCACCACAGCAGGACGACCAGCAATAGAAAACGGCAATTGCTGCGCGGCTTTCTTTTCACTTGGCTTATCGGCATTATCATAAATGCGGGCACTTTCTTCGGCGACGAGATCAGCACCAACCAATACCGTTAAACCCGGATGGCTACGGAATTGCGCAGGAATATAGTTATTGATTAAATCCGATGCCATGGCATCCAACGTTTTATAATCACCACCACCTGCATAATCTAAATACACATCCAGATTACAAATTTGGTCAGGGCTTTTAGTCGTAATGATTTGTTGCCAACCAATATTGACATCTTCACCATTCGTATTGGTATCAGGATCGGTGGTTGCTGCAGCTGAAACACCATTGAAACCGACACGTAGCATATCCAATGCAAAAGCAATATTGGCCGAGTTATTCAACAACTTCATAAACTCGCCAGCACTACCACTATTGGCCCACACACTTAACGTATCCCATGTGATCGCACAGCAAGAATCCGTTTCTTTTAGCTGGTAAGTGTTACCACGAATATCAGCTTTTTTATTAAAGCGGCCATCAGCTTTACGACCAGTATGTAAGCCAAGTGCGCCAACATCGACAACCTGCCCAACAATCTGATCAACATCCACAACCGTAATGCGCTTTAGGAACGCTTCAGATTCTAAAATTGCCTGACGTAATTGGGTTTCTTTCGGTCCTGAAATAGAAAACAGCTTTTCAGAGGAAGTAACGCCATAAGCTTTTGCCAGTTGTTGGGCATATTGATTTAAGTTGGCACTCGCCGTTTGATTCAATTGCATACTGTTTCCTTAAACCAATGAGTTAGTATCAAAATCAGCACCGCCAGAATTATCTGGACGTTGATCTGGATTTTCTTCCAGTAGCTTGCTGAATTGCGAATTTAGACTTTGCTGACCTTGTGCCAACTGGTTAAGGGCATTTGTTAAACCACTAAATTGTTCTGCCGTTACACCATCCTTTGGTACTTCAGGCTCTAATACCGGTTCGGGAACGGCATCAGGTACTACTTGATCAGGTTGTACAGAAAAATGCTTTTCTAATAAGCCTGTTAATGCCGTTTGTCCTTCGGCAAGTGCGGTCAATGATGACGTTAACGCACCAAACTGTTCCGTGTTCATAGCTTCTTCTTCTTTGGGTTTTGGGGGTGGCGATTGCTTGCCAAAACTAAACAATCGACGAATTACGCCTTTTTCTTCATGTAGTTCATCCATCATGAATAATTCAGGTTGTGTATGAATACGGCCATTGGAATTAGCTGAAAATAATTTAATACGATCAGTGCCAAGGCTGGCGGGAGAATCTGTAATAGCAAGTCCGGCCAAATAAGGTTTACCTGTGTTGGCAAAATTGTCTTGAATCTCAATCGAGCTATATACTTTTTGATCTTGCTGATTAAATTCAATCATTGTTGAGTTTGGTGCTAACACAGCAAACAAACGCATACGCCCGTCGACTTCTTCAGCCTTCACTTCCAACACATCACCGCAAGCGTACCAACGCCAATGTTCAGGCCAAATGCGTGCTCCATATTCATTAGGGTTATAGGACTCCGCCATATCCAGTAAGTCTTGCCCACTGATAGCGCGGCCATCAATAGTGTCGCCTTCCGTGGCGACCCGAATCCATCCGGTTTTTAGCTTCCCTGCCATGCTTCATCCATAATGTTATTCAAGCGAATTATCAAATCACGGCAAGAATACGCAATAGCGTAACCATTCGCACCTGTTGACGTTCTACCCAATTCGGATTTGATGAAAAACAGAAATGCGTCGAACACTCATTAGTCATTTGAATGATCACTATGCGTATCATTGCGTCATGGCATACTCTCCTGAAATTCGTGAAGCAGCTAAACGGCTATATTTGCGACGTTGGACACCTGACGAAATACGGTTAGAACTAGGGCTACCCAATGCTCGGGTTGTTTATTATTGGGCTGACAAATATTGTTGGCGTGATTTGCTACGTGAAGAAGAAGTGGATGATGCTATCGCTAGACGCATTGTGATGCTGACTGATTTACCAGAGAAATCGCCTAATCAGATAAAAGAACTCGGCATGCTGATTGATAAGCATGTGACATTGAAGAAGCAACGCGCCCAATTACAAAAAGCCCCAGCATCAGAAAATAGTGATCACCCCACCAATAATAAGGAACGCTCAAGCAGTAAAGGCAGCAATAAAAAAGAAAAGAAAGGCAGTCCAAAAAAGAATGATGTTAGCCATTTAACGGCAGAAGATTTTACAGAATGGCACGATAGTTTATTTGAATATCAACATGATATGCGTAATAACTTACATCAGCGCACCCGTAATATTTTAAAATCACGCCAAATTGGTGCTACCTACTACTTTGCAGGTGAAGCATTAGAACAAGCGGTATTAACTGGTGACCCACAGATATTTTTATCTGCATCACGGGCACAGGCAGAAGTGTTCCGCAGTTACATTATTGCCTTAGGTAAGCAATTCTTAGGCGTAGAACTAAGCGGTAACCCTATCGTACTAAAAACCGCCCATGGTGATGCTGAGTTACGTTTTTTATCAACCAATAGCAACACCGCCCAGTCATACCACGGTCATGTTTATATTGATGAATACTTTTGGATCCCCCAGTTTGAAAAGCTCAACAAGCTGGCATCCGCTATGGCTACCCATAAAAAATGGCGTAAAACCTATTTTTCAACACCATCAGCTAAAGGCCACCCTGCCTATGGTTTTTGGACGGGTGATAAATGGAAAGGTGAACGCAAAGACCGCCAACAAAAAGAGTTCCCATCTTTTGACGAAATGCGCGATGGTGGTCGGTTATGTCCAGATAAACAATGGCGTTACATCGTCACCATTGTTGATGCGGCCAATGGTGGCTGCGGTTTATTCGATGTTGACGAACTACGCGATGAATACAGTGATGATGATTTTAAAAACTTGTTCATGTGTATTTTCGTTGACGATGCCCAATGTGTATTTAAGTTTGAACAATTAGAAAAATGCGGGGTTGATGCAAGTAGCTGGCGAGACTTTAAGCCCAAGAACGTGCGCCCTTTTGCTAATCGTGAAGTGTGGTTAGGTTATGACCCGGCAAGAACGCGGGATAACGCCACCTTAGTTGTACTTGCACCACCACAATTTGATGGTGAAAAGTTCAGAGTATTGGAAAAGCACCATTGGCGTGGCCTTAACTTTCAACACCATGTTGAGCAAATTAAGCAGATCACCAAACGCTATAACGTGACTTATATTGGGGTAGACATTACTGGTATCGGTTCAGGGGTATTTGATTTGCTCTACAATCTCTTTCCCCGTGAGGCACATGCGATTCATTACAGCGTCGAAAGTAAAAATCGCCTGGTACTAAAGATGATTGATTTAATTGAAAGCCAACGTATTTGCTGGGATGCAGAACACAAAGATATTGCTGCTAGTTTTCTATCAATTAAGCGAGGCGTTACGGGCAGTACCAATGTTATGACCTTTAAAGCTGATCGCACTGAAACCACAGGTCATGCCGATGTTTTCTTTGCACTATCACATGCAGCAGCTAATGAACCTCTTGATCACAATACGAAACGGACTTCTACATGGACAACAATATCAACAGCAGCCTAACCGCGACTGCAGACAACAATCCCGCTACTGTATTTAGCTTTGGTACTGAAGGATGGCAATCTGCTAACCCTTTTGACATGCTACATAGCATTGATGATACAGGCGGCATTTACTTTGATGATTATAATGATTTTTGGGTACCACCTTTAGACCGAGGTGCACTGCTGCAGATCAGCAAAAGTAATCCCTATCATGGACCGATTATTTTCAGCCGTCGTAATATGGCCGCAGAACAAATAACCCTATCGCCATTACTACAACGCCACGAACTGGAAGCCTTTATCTTTAACTATTGCTTATTTGGTGATGCTGCATTGCTAAAAATCCGCAATCGTATCAATCAAGTTATCGCATTAGTGTGTCTATCCAGTGTATGGCTACGTGTATGTAAAGACGGCAGTTATAAGTATTTACAACGTGATGGCGACCATAAAACCTATGCTGCTAAAGATATTATCTTCATGAAGCAATATGACCCTTATCAGCAAGTCTATGGGGTACCTGATTATATCGGTGGCTTACAATCTGCCATGCTCAATACAGACGCAACCTTATTTAGACGCAAATATTATAAGAACGGCGCTCACTGTGGTTTTATTTTCTACACATCGGATCCAAGTTTAGATAGCAAAAAAGAAGATGAACTAAAACAAGCGATGCAAGGCAGTAAAGGCGTGGGTAATTTTCGCAGTTTATTTGTCAATATTCCTAACGGCAACAAAGACAGTATTAAAATTATTCCCGTTGGTGACATTGCGACAAAAGATGATTTCAACACCATTAAAAGTGTAACGGCTCAAGATATGTTATCTGCCCACCGCTTCCCTGCAGGTTTAGCAGGAATCATTCCAAGTGGTACTGCTAACTTAGGCGACCCGATTAAAGCAGATGAAACTTACAAGAAAAATGAGTCAATTCCGTTGGCTCGTAAAGTCATTGAGTTAATAAATTCTGATAATGATGTAAAAGCGAATCAAAGACTAACATTAGTATCATAAGTGTACATATAAACATGCAATTGACTTATAATTGATTCATCAAATCAAGGTGGATTATTCAAATGGCGATGCGTGTTAGTTGTAATCAATGTGGTGAAAAAGCACGTATAGGAAAAACTAATTGGTTTTCTTGTACGTCTGCAGATTTATATTGCTCATGTACAGATCCAGAGTGTGGACATACGTTTGTGATGTCACTTGGTTTTAGCCACACTCTGAGTCCGTCCGCTAAAAATACTAATGAATTAGTTATGGCCTTGGTGAAAGTAATGTCTCCCGAGCAAGCAAAGCAACTTCATAGTCAATTATCATTGCTTTAAGTTCTTCTACACAGGCAGCATCAAGCTGCCTTTTTTGTTCCTGTTTGATAATTAAACCCACCAAAAACAACACTTCTTCGTTACAGCATTCCAATGTATTTTGCGCGGCTGCGTTTAAAATAAACTCTAATGCACGCCAATTGAGGTTTTCCATAGCCACTCCCGAACAAAAGCACTGTACAAGTATACAGTAGCAGTGCAGCTAATTACATTTTCTTTTGTTCTACTAATGGTAACAATCCAGTTATGAGCAATAAATAAGCACACAGAACAAAACAAACCCACACGATGCAATCATAGTTACTAAGATTTTGATTATGTTTAATTTGTTAAATACAATGAACCATTCATAATCATATTTAGACATACAAGAATGCCCCCTGCCAATACCACCAATACTGACAATACTGACAATACTGACAATACTGACAATACTGACAATACTGACAATACTGACAATACTGACAATACTGAGAGATTAAAACCATATGGTTTTAAAATAAATAAAAATGATAGTTCAGGCTCAAAAGTTCAACGTATATATTCACAATTACGAGATTTTGTCGTATATAGAACAGACGACGCAATTAAACTCGAAATAAATGATGACAGTGAGAATATAGACGATTTAACATCTCAACATATAAAAATAGCATATAATCTAGCACGAGTTTATTCTTACCTTCCAAATAAACTACCAGAATCTCTAGATCCAATATACAGACAAATAGCTAGAGCAATTACATCCAATTTAAAAAATGATACAAAAAATGCTATAATAATGCTTGAACACGTTGAAGAAAGATTAATTAAATTAAAATTAATTAGAGGAAGGGTAGTATATACAACAACATCTTTCTCATTAGTAATGATTCTTTTTTTAGCATGTGTTTTTTTAGCAAACGTATATCCAACACCTTATAATCTCTATCTAGAAATGGCGCTCTTTGGTGGGCTTGGCGGATTTATGTCAATTGTTATCGGCTATTCATCTTTACAAATTGATCCTGATGAAACAGATACAACTAATCGTCTAATTGGAGGTTCACGTATAATAATTGCTGCTTTTTCTGCTATATTTGCATTATTAGCAATAAAAACAGGAATTGCATTTTCCTTTGTTGATAATAAAGAAAATAGTATCTACGGATATTATCTAATAGCAATGACAGCTGGATTTGCTGAAAGAATGATACCAAATATAATGAATAACATAGCCAAAGATACAAAACCTAAAGATACAACGCATCAGGAATAATAATTCACAACTAAAATTATAACTTACAGATCCAGTTATTCTAATTAGAATAACTGGATCTAACTTAACATATTCATATCTTTTTAAATTGACCACAACTGAATAAACTTACTTCTCTAAGCAATCATCACTCCAAAAAAATCTATTAACTACATCATGATTTTATTTATTTTATACCCTAATAAACATTCTTATTTGTCAGGCATGCCAAATCTCCATAGTGGGAGATTGTTAATAATTGATCTCTATCTTCAACCTCTTGTTCCAATTCATAGCGGTTAAGAAAGGCTGACCAATAATCTAAACTCGAACGATTTGCTGGCAAAGCAGATTCATATCCACGCCAGTAACTACGTTGCTGCTTTAACGTATTAGCCATTCTTAACCGTGACGTCCGTGCATAATTCAGTTCTTTATGAACATTGTCTAAACGATTATCAAGATAGGCTAAACGTTCTAATTGCTGATCAGTTATATCCAAAGTATCTTGCAGTACTTTATGCTCAGCTTTCATTTCATCAATTAATTCAGCTTTGGCCTGTTCTAACTCTAGTTTCACAGCTTCATTACGAGTATTCGCCTGCCATTGACGACAATTAAACGCCCAACCTAAGAAGTTATCAAAATTTTCAGTCGCATTATCGCCAGTAAAAGTAATTTGGTAATGACCAGTAGCTATCACTCCACGTTTATGCTTAGTCTCTCTGGCTTGCGTAATTTCATGATCAAACTCCAACATACTAGCCTTGAGCTTTTCAATACGTTTAGCCCTCACATCATCATCTAATTTTTTATTATTTTTAGTAATTTGGTGCTGCTTTTTCGCTTGCTTTAATTTAATACGGGCATGGCGAGCAACCTCATCATAATGGGCATTTTTACGAGCGAGCTTTTCTTCACATTCAGCAATAATAGCCGCCATGTTATCAGCAACAAAACTGCCCATTTCTTCCCAACCTTTAGCACGAGCAACAGCGCTAATCCCATAGCGGTTACCACGAATCAGACCTTGATTACCATCGCGCCCTTTTGCTGCATAGCCCACAGCTTTAACTAAATATGAAGCCCCCGCTTTGGCATGTTTAATACGCTCAATTTTGGCAAAACCATTACCCCAGATACGTTCTAGCCGTCCAACCCATGCAAAGAAGTGTGTTTTAGGTACTTGCCAACGCAATAATATATGAACATGTGGATTTGGCTCGCCATCTTCATTAGCGGGCATTTCAGCAACCCAGCAATAATCTAGCGGAACAGCTGCTGCTTTAAGTTGTTTCTTATTATTTTCTTTCCAGCGACGGTTCTGGAAAATCTTATCGCCACGATCACCACGACGAATAGGTGTAAAAGGACCATCAGCAATAACTTTTCCACATTTAGTACCTGCAGGTTTTACTCGCTCTTGGCCGCGCTTTACTCGAGCTGGCATATAGTCAGGAACCCAACCACGCTGATACATCTTTTGGGCTAAATCGATAAAGCGACTAACTTCAGATCCAATGCTTGAATCAGGATGGTAATCACGAATTTTTGTCCATGGACCGCTTGCTCGAATACAAGGATCACCAATATCAAAAATCTTACGACCAAATTCATCAATCTCCCCTGTTGGTTTAATCGATTCTTGATTAACTGCCGCCATCTCACCTTGCTTTCCCATATCATCCAACCATGAGAAAGAACCAGAAGCTTTAATTCGATAAGGTTCTTTGCCATGAGGACTCATAACAACGATGGTTCCAAATAAACCAGGCTTAGTTCTGTTTTTTGATTGTGGCTTACTGGTTAATATTTTCTCACGCTGTGCTTCAGTAAACGTCAATGTTCCAAAAGTAGTGTAACCACCACGCAATGCTTGAACATACGCACCTGATTCAAACACTTTACGAACCGCATTGTCAGTTAATTGCTCTGTGAATCTTTCACCAGATTGTGCCGGCGGAATTTCTGACGGTCGAGATTGAGCCTGAACACGAACACGCCATTCATTCGACCACTCACGATGAAGCAATCGAGCCATAACTGGCGCATTTTGAACAAATCCATGTGCATGCAAACAGCCAACAGGATTTTGCTGCCAATTTAGATCAATAGGCTCAAACGTTAATGGCTTAGGGGCAGATTCATACTTAACATTCTCACCACGACGCGCTTTCACTTTTTTAAGCAAATGGCCCCATTGTGTTAAGCGTTGCTTCTTAGCTCTTGTTGTCGCTTGAGCCCCTTTTTGCGCTAATTCCTCCCTTGTCGGACTTTTGCGCCACTGGACAAGGCTATTACCCCCAGCCGCTTCGCGACTGCCCTGCGGGGCAAAATTTCGTGGAAGCTTCGGATCAAAATAGTGCAAAGCTTGTTTTAAAACTTTATCGTCAGAATGCCCAAGCATGAAAAATTCAGCTTCACTTATTAAGTTTGGCTGTGCATTTGTATACTGTCTGATTTCTTGAGGTGTAAAAAAACCGGACATAAGCCCGGATATTTTATTTAGTCTTGGTTCAATCATAACTCAGCAAACTCCTGTATATCACAAATCAAAAAGCCACCTTGATTAGAACCTTTAACTAACACACCATTTTGTTCTATTTCATATTCCAATTGAGATTTAGCTGATTCAATCGCTATTTCAAGATTATCAAACTCACCCAGTTGTAAATTCATGACTTCTGCAGTGTGACGATTACGAACAATGCCACCATCAATACCTAAAAATACTGCTAAATAGTTCATGCGTATTGCTCGCTTTGTAATAAAACTTGCTGCTGTGCCAAGTTAATATTTGCTAGAACTTGATCTCTATATGTAAGTAATTCATCAACTAAAGTGGGTGATTGCAATGAAACTCTAATACCCACGTTATTTTCTTTTATATATTTATGAGAACAAAAATCAATAACACCGCTTTGTGATGAAATATTATATGAATCAATATGTAATGAGAGTAATAGCTTTTGGTTTTCACTATGTTCAAAGACTAACTGTGATAATTCAGTAATTAAACTTACAGCAGGAGAGACTTCTTTACGCTCATGTTTAATTAAACGGCTTAACTTATTTGCATCTATTGCGAGTTGTTGTGCTTGTTCTAATAGCTGATTCATACAATCTTCCCCAAATAACTTTGATGTATTTATTTAAAATCTTTTAATGGCCGATTAGCCAATGGTTTTAACGCTTCAAATAATGCATTTACTGCTCTATGTACATTGGCTCTTGATACTTCATCCATCTCAGCAAGTGGCATTGATATATGAGCCTTGGTTAATCGAGCAGCAGAGCAAATAGCTCGCCTTAAATCTTCAGGTAAATTGTCATAAATCAGCCCTACTGTTGATTCACTACCAAACAATGCATGAATGTTCGCCAATGATTCTGTAGCTGATGGTATTCGATTCTGTAATTGCTGAGCCTGAGCCATGATTTCAATTCCTTATGCCAAGCCGGGAATAGGTAAACCGTTCATCACTGCATCTGTACACATCGACATAAAAGGCGTGCTTGCCTGACAACGGTTCTCTACATCATTCATTAATAAAACCAGCTCACGCATAGCAGCTTGAGCTTTACTAACAATTTCATTTTTCTTACGTCTGGTTAAACGCTGTATCGTTTCTACTTCAACTAAGTGACGACTAATTTCGCCAGCGTGACTATTAATGGTCATTGCCGCCATCACAGGTGATTTTCCCTCACCCATTGATGGCAACTTCACCGCAGTTAAATCCAACTCAAGCAACACGCTATTTACTAAATCACTATTCCCGCTTTGCTTGGTAATGATCACCAACTCCCGTACCGTTAATTGATGCGGTTGATTTGGGTTCAGCTTGTTTCGTAGCATTTGTGGTTTTAACGCACATTCAATTGCAATCTGCTCTAAGTTCTCACGTTCCGAAAAACGAATTGCTGCATTGTAAAATGCGTCTTGTTTGGGCTGAGGAATCGCATACATTGTTATCGTTCCTTGATATGTCACAATTCAGATAGCCAAAAGATGTTGCATTCTCCACTTACATATACTTTACGTCGCTAGTGAATGCTTAGTTATACTCTTAAGCTATAGTTATAAATAGACAGATACGAATTTCACTATCAGACTTGCTGCTCTGCTTCCTTTACAGCAATTTGGTGCATGGCAATCATATTGATTAAAGGCTTTTCTCGTGGTAGCTCTTTCTTTTTAATGATGATTTTTCCTTTACGGATATAATCAATCACGGTGCCTTTTGGCATGCCTGTAAGGGTGCAATATTGTTCAACGGTCACAAATGGAGTGGGAATTGCTATTTGATAATGCAACATAATGGTATCCTAAGAAGTTATTCATTCATTGTCGCTCGCATTAACTTTCAATCATCACTGCGAGTTGCTAATGCAACTTTAGTTCGTCGAGGCAACATATGCAAGAGAAAATTCATCAAATTGATTATCAAGGTGGCCGAACAATCACTGAAAGATTGAAAGAAATAACGCATGTGCGTGAATTTCAAGACCTTGCCGATGTTTACAACATACCAAGATCGACAATATCAACATGGCACACACGCAACATCACACCTTTCGAGGTGGTATTGCGTACTTGTCTAGCGACTGGTTGTTCTCTCAAATGGTTAGTTCTAGGTGAAGGAGCACCTTTCATCACAGAGACTAATACTAATGAATCTATTGAATCTGTAGCTATAAGTAAGATTATCAATGGCACATTAGTTGATGACAGTTCAATTCGTATTGATTTATTAACTCTTGAACGATATGGATTACATGCAACGTCAACTAAAGCCATTGATCATGATGGCAATATTCATTTTGTGAACACACTAGAAAACAACCCTACTGTTGGTCGTTATTTGATAAGCATCGATGGGAATATTTCTATAAATAGAATCCAACGTTTACCCGGTAAAAAATTAGCAATGAATTTTGGGGATTCAACAATAGAAATTTCTGACGAGGATATTGATGTTGTTGGTCGCATCGTCATGACGATGGAAAAAGAATAGCTTTTATTAAAAATAAATAATTACCTAAAGGGCAATAAATAAAATGGAAAGTAAAAAAGTTAATATTTGGTTAGCGATAGGTATCGTCTTTTTTCCTATATTATTTTCTTGGGTAACACTTAAAAAAGGTTACTCAAAAAAAGCAAAAATATTTTCATTAATTTGGCTGGCATTAACTATAATTAGTATATTTTCATCTACTAAAAATATAACCGCAAGTATTTCTTCACTTACCTCTATTCTTATTAGTGGCCTTTTTTTCTTTGCTGTTTATAAAATAACTCTATCTATATTAAACCTTGTAAATGATAGCAAAAAGAAGAAAGCCTCTACTACTTTAAATGATACTCAATCAGTCATTGACTCATTTTCACCACACAAACAACAAGAACTAACATCTCAAGATCTTAATCTTACAAACCAAAGTATAGAACAACAACTAACACCTAGACGCAAAAGAGCATTATATAACCTAGCATTAAAAATTCTTGAAGATGATGTTGTCAGCCTTGATGAATCAAAAAAATTAAAATCATGGTTATATAAATATGCAGAGTCAAAAACTGATTCTTCAACAAGAGAACTTTATACAGCAGTAGAAAAAGTTCTTGAAGATAAAGTGCTAGATGACTATGAATCTCTAGAACTATTTTCTTTACTTTCTGATTACTGTGATGACTTTGAACATCAAGAATCAGTTAAAGAAAAAACAACTAAAAAAGTTAGTTCTGTTAGTTATGACGATCCATTACCACTATTAAAAAACCTCAATATTGGTAACGAATATCACATACAATATCAAGATTCTAGCGGTGAAATAAGCAGTCGTAATATTATTATTCGCAACATCAATGATAATTATATTAAAGCTTTCTGCTTATTAAGAAAAAGTCATCGAACTTTTAAAGCAGATAGGATTGTTTATATTTGTGATACAGAAACTGGTGAATGTCTATCATAACGAATGAGTAAAATTTGAGTTAGCCTCTCATGGCTAACTCATCAATGGACAGAAATTAGTTACACACTTAAATTGATCTAATAAGTTTTGCTTAAATTTAGAAATTTAACGCTTTCACCCTGATTATGAAGCGTAATAGCGTTTGAAACGCCAGTAACAAAATCAACAAACCTTTAACTACAATTTATTATTAATAAAAATGCAACTTGTAGCTTAAAACAAGACTTATAGCCTTCATTTAAGTTGAAATGTGATCGCGAAGTGCGAGTTAGATGCATACTGTTAAATAGGGCTGTTTTCAGAGGAAATTCATACTAGGTGTCGAGTGATGAGGTTTTATGGCTTTAAAATCGATTCTAGGGACGATTTGACGGGTATTTGGGTCATGTCAGACTGATAAGCGATTTATGGCGAGATTGATTGATGAAAACTGGCAGATTTAAAATAAATCTATTTAGAGGGGTTTTGCCTAAATTTAGATTTATTTTAAATCTAAGCCATAAGGTCACTTAGGCGGCTTTTGTTGTATATATCGATTCACATTGGATAGATATATAGACATTTAAATATTACTAAAACGAAATGGAGCAGAGTATTCACTAATGTTAAAAAATAAGAAAAAGTCTATTTCCCTCAGCAAAACTCGCTTGGACGATTTTTATCGTCGTATTAATGTTTTAATAGATTTAGGAACGGATTATGCTCAAAAAGGTAAACTGGATGACGCTATTGAGCAATACAATAAGGCATTAGCCGTTGATCCTAAGTATGTTAAGACCTTATTTAATTTGGGGCTGACTTATTCTCAAAAAGGTGAACCTGATAAAGCCATCGAGCAATACAATAAGGCGTTAACTATTGCTCCTAAGGATGTTGATAGCTTATTTAATTTGGGGAATGCTTATATTCAAAAAGGTGAACTGGATGAGGCGATTGAGCAATACAATAAGGCATTAGCCGTTGATCCTAAGGATGTTGATAGCTTATTTAATTTGGGGCTGGCTTATTCTCAAAAAGGTGAACTGGATGAGGCGATTGAGCAATACAATAAGGCATTAGCCGTTGATCCTAAGAATGTTAATACTTTATCTAATTTGGGGATGATTTACGCTCAAAAAGGTGAACTGGATGAGGCCATCGAGCAATACAATAAGGTATTAGCCGTTGATCCTAAGAATGTTAATATTTTATCTAATTTGGGGCTGGCTTATTCTCAAAAAAGTGAACCTGATAAAGCCATCGAGCAATACAAGAAGGTATTAGCCGTTGATCCTAATCGAGTGAATACATTATATTATTTGGGGACGACTTATGCTTACAAAGGTGAGCTGGATGAAGCTATCGAGCAATACAATAAGGCATTAGCCGTTGATCCTACGGATGTTCATACTTTATCTAATTTGGGGACGGCTTATGCTCACAAAGGTGAACTGGATGACGCTATTGAACAATACAAGAAGGCATTAGCTATTGCTCCTACGGATGTTCATACTTTATCTAATTTGGGGCTGACTTATTCTAAAAATGATGAACTGGATGAGGCGATTGAGCAATACAATAAGGCATTAGCCGTTGATCCTAAGAATGTTAATACTTTATCTAATTTGGGGCTGGCTTATTCTCAAAAAGGTGAACTTGATAACGCTATTGAAACCTATGTGAATTGCATTAAGTACACTTGTTATGATAAAAATTTTTCAAATACAAATAAAGATTTAATAATAAAAATAAACAAAATTGAAGAAAAAAAAGCAGCAGTAAAATTAATTGAGAACAAAAAAGATAAACAGCATTTTGCGAATAATATTGATGAAGTTATAGAGATAGTTCTCAAACTTCGTAATAAGAGTAATAAGAGTAATTCTTTGTTTTTTCGGGGGCAAAACGACTTCAGATGGAAGCTTACATCAACCCATGAAAGAGAAAAAGAAACTCTAATAGGATTAAGTGAGAAATTAACACAATTCAAAATATCTATTCAAGCTCTTTTGAATATTGAAGATAAGCTAGATGACGGAAATTACTACGCATTAATGCAGCATTATGGGATACACACACCGTTAATAGATTTTTCTGAGTTTTTAAATACTGCATTATACTTTGCTGTAACTGATTCTAACTTAAAAACCACAAGTAGTATTCCTTGTGTATGGGTATTAATCGATAAAAACAACCAAAAGGTATCACTTTCTGAATTAGATGAAAAATATGAAAAATATGAAAAATATAGAAACAAGGTTTTATACCCTAATTTAAAGGATAAAAGAATCCGCGCTCAAAATGGAGTTTTCGTTTGGAGTGATGATGAAAACCCTCTTAATAAAAATAACAACTTTGAACTGCATCAAATAATTATATTTAGTGGGAATAAAGATGATTCTTTGATATTAAATCAAAAAATAAGAGATACTCTTGAGTTATCATCAACAAGTGCTACAAAGATATATCCTGATGATAAAGGTCTGGCGTACGAAATTAATTACCAGTCAAAAGGTATAACTTCTAAACACAATATTACAGATCGTGATAACGCTCCCCTTTTAGATATGATTAAGAATAACGAAAGTGATTTCAGAATACCTTCGTAATATAATTCATATTAGTATTTTTCTGATTTTATATGTTAGTACGCATAAATAGAAATAATGTTAAATAACCGCCATTTTGTGGCGGTTTTTTCTATTATCCGCCACACCACCTCACAGCTTCATCTCACCTCTGTTTTATTCTTCATAAACAAACATTGCTTTTTCCCTAAAAAATAATACTGTATATAAAAACAGTACTATTGGTTTTGTTATGGCAATCAGAAATCTAAAAGACAACAGCAAGAACCCATGGCTTTGTGAGTGTTATCCACAAGGACGAGAAGGCAAACGCATCCGAAAACGTTTCTCCACTAAAGGCGAAGCTATCGCTTTTGAACGTTTCACTATGCGGGAAATTGACGATAAACCTTGGCTTGGTCAAAAAGAAGATAATCGACGGTTAACTGACTTAATTAAATATTGGAAACTTGCTCATGGCATGACACTTTCTAATGGCAAAAAAATCTTTAGTTTATTAATGCTTATTGCTGAAGCGCTAAATGACCCAATAGCCTCTAGATTAACAAGTAAACACTTTTCAGATTTTAGAAAAAAACGCTTATCTGGTGAGATTTCATTTGTTGAAGACAAATGGAATAGAGGAACAGCGAGTATTGCAACGTGTAATCTAGATTTAGCCTATCTTCGCTCAGTTTTTAATAAGCTCATAGAACTGGGTGAATGGCACTCCCCTAACCCGCTTAAAGATATAAAGCCATTTCGTAAAAAAGATAATGTAATGGCTTTTCTTACTAAAGAACAAATTACAATTCTATTAGACAACCTAGCTACTCGTCAAAACCCCGACATTATTAAGGTCGTTAAACTATGCTTATCTACAGGAGCGCGTTGGAATGAAGCGGCTCAGCTTAAAGGTAGTCAACTAAGTAAATACAAAGTGACCTTTACCAAAACAAAAAGTGGTAAGAATAGATCGGTACCTATCAGCAAAGAACTCTATGACGAAATATATCAACCAACGTCAGGGCCTTTATTTACTCCATGTTATAATTCTTTTTGGAACCTACTTAAAACAATGGACTTTGATTTACCATCAGGACAAGCATCACATGTATTACGTCATTCGTTCGCAAGTCACTTCATGATGAACGGCGGTAATATATTGGTGTTGAAAGAAATCTTAGGCCATTCTGATATTACAATGACCATGCGTTATGCTCACTTCTCACCAGATCACCTATCAGAAGCACTCACCAAAAACCCCCTATTTAGCCTATAA